CCACAATACGAATAGTTTAATTCTTATAAATTATAATAAAACTATTTAAACAAAATGAAACAATTTATATATTATGATTTCTTTCTTTAATATGATTAAAATTTTGCTAGTTATTCTTCTTATTTTTGAATTAGATATATTAGATATTGAAGATGTAACAAGATATTTAAATGATAAACTAACAACATTAACACTTATTGTTAGTGATTGTTTATCATATGTTATAGAACTATTTATTAATATAGCTTACTATATAATTTATGGATTAAGTATATGTGAACTTCAATTAAATAAATTATATATTGTTGTTAGTCCGTCACTTATTTCATTATGGAATATATTTATAAATTTTGCTAAGGAAAACAAATGGATTACTGAAATAACTACACAAATGTTAATTTTCATTGATAATAACGGAAATGAGACAAATATATGGATTATTACAAAGGGAAATTTTAAACAAATCAGTAATGATTATAATTATTCAGGAATAATGTTTTTGGATAAAAATTTTGAGACTAATTGCGTAAATAAAATTTATTATACCAGTTATCCAGATTCGTTTATTTATATGATTTCAACTGTATGCTTTATGTCCGTCCAATTAGAACACGACAATAAGACACATTTAATTGTTCTAAAAAATAATAGCTACAATTATTATATTGTTGGCAATTGTTTAAATCAATTGTTCTTTAAATATTATTTAAAGAAGGTACTCAATGTTCAATTTAACGAAGACAACTTTAATTATAAACTAACAATTATTGATGATAATGTTAATATTATAACAATTGACGAAACCCAATATATTATATTTAATCAAAATGATTATAATATTAAATCTATTAATTTTGAATATAAAGAAGAAAACGAAATCCTTATGAATGATGAGGTAGAGTCAAATGAATCTGATAAATCTGATGGATTTGTTAATCTTGAGTCAAATTAATAATAATAAATTAAAATAATATAAAAAAATTGAATTAAATAATATACAATGGAAACCTATCATACTGATTTAACAATGGCTACCGCAAGTATTTCCACTAATTCCATTATTGAAAGTTCCATATTTCATAAACTTAAAACTAGGTGGAATTTATGGGCTCATTTGCCACAAGATTCCGATTGGACTGTTAATAGTTATAAAAAGATTTACCAATTTAAGACAGTTGAGGAAGCCATTGCGATCACGGAATCATTACCAGAAAATTTAGTTAAAAATTGCATGTTATTTATTATGAGAGATGGAATTACACCTATGTGGGAAGATTCAAAAAATAGAAACGGTGGTTGCTTTTCATATAAAGTCTCTAATAAAAATGTAGTTGAAGTCTGGCGTGATCTTACATATCTTCTTATTGGAGAATCAATAAGCACAAATAGCTCATTTGTTAATCGTGTGACAGGCATTACCATTTCACCTAAAAAAAATTTCTGTATTATTAAAATTTGGACAACCAATTGCGATCATCAAAATCCACAAATTGTTACAGGAGATATTAAAAACTTATCAGCACAAGGTTGTTTATTTAAAAAACATACCCCCGAATTCTAAATATATAAAAATAATACAAAAATAGGTTAAAGACATAAATTGATTAATAAAATATAATGAAATATCCATTTGTTATATTTTATCGTAAAGACAGATTCAACTATTTAGACGATTTTTTTATTGTTAATGCTGATAAATTAGATTGCACTATTTTTATTGCTAATTGCGTCGATAATGTTAAAAAATTACATAATTCAAATTTTCATTTATTAATTACATTTGGAGACTCTGTTGAAGAATATCAAGAAGAACTTTTAACGGTTATTTCAAAAGAGATGCTCATAAGACATATTCATATATTAAATGATTCAGATATAATTAACAATATTACAACATTTAACGAGACAATTAATAATATTTATATAAATTTATGTTCAATTGACCGCGCTAAAACAAGACCTACATTTTCACTTTTTACGCCATCTTACAACTCATATGATAAAATTTTAAGAGTTTATAATAGTCTTAAAAAACAAACATTGCTTGATTGGGAATGGGTTATTATTGACGATTCGCCAGATGATAAAAACTTTGATTTTTTAAGAACAAACTTCAGCAGCGATTACCGCATTAGATTTTATAGAAGGTCATGCAATAATGGAAGCATTGGAAATGTTAAGAACGAAACTATTGGATTATGTCGCGGAAAATATGTTGTTGAAATGGATCACGATGATGAATTAATGCCCTTTGTTCTACAAGAATCAGCAGATTTATTTAATAAAGATCCTGAACTTGGATTTATATATTATGATTGTTCATGTGTCTATGAAAATGGCAAAAATCAATGGTATGGAAATTTCATATGTAAGGGATATGGTGGATATTACTCGCAAAAATATGAAGGAAATTGGCGTTTAATTTATATTACACCAAATATTAACAATATCACATTAAGTCATCTTGTTTGTTGTCCAAATCATCCAAGAATTTGGAGACGGTCAATATTAATGGATATGGGAAGTTATTGCGAATATTTGCCAATTTGTGACGACTATGAGATACTTCTTAAAACAGCAGTATCAACTAAAATAGCAAAAGTACACAAATTAGGATATATTCAATACATGAATGATAGCAATAATAATTTTTCTTTAATCAGAAATTCCGAAATCAATAGAATTGGACCTAATTATATTTCTCCAATTTATTATCAGAATTTAAAAATTAATAAGGTGATGAAAGAAAAGGATGCTTTTGAAGATACAATATACATAACTAATCATTCTAAAATTTGGGAAAGAGATCAACTAACATATAAACATAAGTATTGTAATCAAATAATTAATAATGATTACGATAAACAATTTTGTATTATTGGGTTTGATAGTTTGTTACATAATATTGATAGAATAAGAGAACTATATGAAAATACAAGAAACGATTTCATAGTCTTGGAAAATAAATGTACAATTGAATATTTACAGCAAAGGTTAGACAATTATGGATTTGAACGCGTTAAATGTTACAATCTTATTGGTTCATCAAGTGAAGAATTAATTAACTATTTTAAGTTGCTTTACCTATCTGTTGCGTCGTATGAGATTATTGATGTTGGCATTCAAAAAACAAAATTTAATACAAATTTTTACAACAGATCTCAAATTATCAATCAACTAACACAAAAAACTAACAAATATTTAGAAATTGGTGTTGAATATGGACAAACATTTAAGGGCACACATTTTTTTGATAAACTTGGCGTTGATCCTGATCCAAAATTTATTCCAACAAATGGCAAACTAATTAAACTAACATCCGACGATTATTTTAAAAATTTATCTAACAACAATTCACTAACTAATAGTTCAATCATTGAATTAAATGAAACAACATTTGATGCCATTTTTATTGATGGGATGCATCAATCTGAATATCTTTTGAGAGATATAAACAATAGTATCAATATACTAACAAATAATGGAATTATATTTATAGATGACATATTACCATTCAATTATAACGAACAACTTAAAATACCAAATAAACATTATTATGAAGACGGAATATTAAAAACGGGAGAAAATTGGACGGGAGATGTCTGGAAAGTTATTTATCATATGTTATTATATTATTATGACAAAATAAACAGTTTTAAGTATTATGACAACATCAATTATAGAGGAGTTGCAGCATTTAAAATAAACGAAAAGTTTCAAATTAATAATGACGATATTGATGTCATAAACAAATATGAATATTTCAAAGATTACAATAATTACATCAAAACATTACTAGAATTATAAGTTATTAATAATTTATTATAAAATATCAATAATAAATTATCATTTACGCTTTTTCTAGTTCCATATTTATAAACTTTAAATTTTTATTTAAACGCTCTTTACAATATAAAAAATCCGCATCATTAATTATCATTTCAATATATCGCTTTGCATCATCATATTTTTTATGTAAACAACAAGTAACTGACAGTTCATCTAACAAAAATTTACCATATGCGGTATATTGTACATTTTTATATTTTAGTTTAGCTTTATCGTAAGAAATATCTAACGCATTTGTTAATAATTCATACGCATCATTCACATATTTATATTTATTGCAATATAGACCCAAATAAAAATATGGTTCTGCTCTATCTGGAAATTTTTCCATTGCCTTTTTATAGTATAATGATATTTCGTCAAATGAGCGACCAATCTCTGTATATATTAATGCTATATTTATATAAATTTCATAAATCGTTTCATATTGAGTTTCATCAGTTATTATTGTTTCACATTTATTAAATAAATTAATAGCATTATCGTAATCTCCATTTTTTTTATATTCACAAGCAGAATTATACATTACATATATATTATTATCAAAATGACTTATTGTGTTAAATGTGTATACATTTGTAGTTATTTTAGTATATTCATCATTATTCTGACTTAAAGATGGAACAATATTTTCTTTAATATTATTTTTCTTATTTAATGGTATTTGAAATTCTATTTTTTCCATAAATATTAATAGAAGATATATTTATATTATTATTAGTATTATAAGTTAAATATAAACATTTTATTAATTTATTAATGGAACTCAAAATATCAGAATTACAACCAACAATATGCTTAAATATGATCGTTAAAAATGAATCGCATATTATAAAGGACACGCTTCAAATGCTTTGTTCCAAAATAAGTTTTTCATATTGGGTAATATGCGATACCGGTTCAACTGATGACACATGTGAAATTATTCAACAATTTTTTAAAGATATAAATATACCTGGAGAATTACACGAACATAAATGGTTAAATTTTGCACACAATAGAACACTTGCGTTAAATATTGCCTTTAATAAAACAGATTTATTATTTATTTTTGATGCTGATGACGAAATACACGGAGAAATTAACATGCCAAGTAATTTAAATAATGATGCTTATCTTTTAAATTTTGGTTATTCTACTGGAATATCCTATCAAAGAATTTTGTTAGTTAATAACCGAATTAAATGGAATTATCAATCAGTTGTTCACGAATATATTAATTGTTTAATGCCTAATCCAAAGATAGTAACTCTTGAAGGAGATTATTATATTGTTTCTGGAAGAAAAGGCAGCAGAAGTAGCGATCCGAATAAATATTTAAATGACGCAAAAATGCTTGAAGCTGCTTATTTTGAAGCTAAGACAAAAAATGATCCTCTTTATATACGGTATGGGTTTTATTGCGCAAATAGTTATAAAGATGCGGGTAAATCCGTTGAGGCAATTAAATGGTATAAAATAGCACTGAATAATGAAAACTGGAGTCAGGAAAAATATATGTGTTGTTTTAATTTATATAATGAATATAATAAACTCGGCGAAAAAGAAAAGGGGATTTATTATTTAGTTGAATCATTCAAATATGACACTGAAAGGACAGAGTGTGCTTACATATTAATTCAATATTATCTTTCAAGAGATTTGTATCAATTGGCTTATCAATATTATGGATTAATTAAAAACTTTTATGAAAATAAGTATTTAGATTCTAACACAAATGGTAAGCTATTTGTTGAACAAGATAAATCAAATTTTTATTTGCCATATTATATGATTTTAGTAGCTGATAAAGTAAAAAATACATATCCTGATTATATACAAACTATTATTAAAATGTATGAAATTGTTTTCGTTAAAAAATATCCGATTAACGACGATTTCTTTATTGGAAATTTACTTTATAATTTACAATTTTTTATTGAATCGTGTGTTAGTTATAAACCATTTATAGAACTATTCCAATCATATATTGATTTTCTATACTCAAGAAATTGTAATATAAATAAACATCTTTTTTTAAAACAATTTGAAAAACACGGCATTAAATTAAAAACAATTGAAAATACATTCTCTCAAGATGAATGTAAAAATAGTAATAAAATATTATTCTATTCAGGATTTTCTAATGTACAATGGAATTATACTTATTGTACTAACAAACCACTTGGTGGTTCAGAAACGGCTCTAGCAAATCTAGTAAAATCATTTCCAACGAAGTTTGATATTTATGTTTGCGGAACAGTTGCTGAGGAAATTGTTGACAATGTTAATTATATTAATTTGGATACTTTAAAAAAAATGATTACATCAACACCTTTTCACACAATTATTGTTTCAAGATATATTGGGTTTTATGAAATGTTTTCTAATATATCATTTTATCAATCATTTATATGGGGACATGATATTAGTTTATATCCCTATGGTTGTGATTTAGATGTTACAACTATTCTTAAGAAATGGTCACATAAAATTACTGGGTGTGTTTGTCAAACAGAATGGCATAAAAATACATTTATTCAACAATATCCTTCATTAAAAGATAAAATGTTTGTTGTAAATAATGGAATTGTTTTAGATAAATTTATATATAAACCAATTAAAATTTCAAATAGATTTATTTATACATCTTGTTCGGAAAGAGGATTGGATAAATTACTTGAATTATGGCCAAAAATAATTGAAAGTTTGCCTTCTGCTGAATTGTGCATTTGTTCATATAACAATTTTCCACAAAATGACTACGAAAAAAAATTAGATGAAATAATTAAACAATATAATAGTATTAAACATTTGGGTTGTTTAAATAAGCCACAATTATACGAACTTATGTCTTCTGCTGAATATTGGTTATATCCAACTAACTTTTCAGAAACATCTTGTATAACAGCAATGGAAATGTTGATGTCAGAAGTTATTTGTATTTATTATCCGATTGCTGGACTAGTTAATACGGTTGGGGATTATGGAATTCCAGTTGAAAATGGTAATGAATTAAATACAATTTTAAATTTATCAACTAACAAAAAAAATGAACTTATGAAAAATGGAAAAAAATACGCATTATCTTGTAGTTGGGAAAATAGAGCTAATGAATGGATAAACATAATTAATGATTTAATTATAATTAAATATGGAATTTTAAACAATAATATTAATATAACTGAATATGTTCTACAAAATTTAACAAAAGAGGATTGTATTAATATTCCACATGGTGACGATTATAGAGAAAGTTTATTTGGAGACCCAGAATATGGTATTACAAAAAGTATTTTTATAATGAGTAAAACAGGTTCAATAATTAAAGAATTCAAAAATAATGAAGACGTTAAATATTTTATAAAACCAGTTAATAATATTAAAATAATAAATCTAAAAAACAATAATGAAAGAAGAACGCACATTGAAAAACAATTCCAACAAAATAAAATTACAAATTATGATTTTTTTGACGCAATTGACGGAAAGGCTATTAAAGAGACAGAAGAATTATGTTTACTTTTTGAACGAAACGATTTTAATTATCGTAAAGGTGATATAGGTTGTGCTCTAAGTCATATATTTCTATGGAACGAACTAATTAACAATAAACAAAATGATTTTTATATTATACTTGAAGATGATGTAAATATTTGTGATAATTTTAAAGACCATTTAGATAAGGTGTGTAATCTATTTATAGAACAAAAATTAGAATATTTAGCATTGGGAGAATATCACTCAAATAAACAATTTCCATCAGATAATAATGTAATTGAAATATATTCTAAAGATATTTATAATGAATGTAATACAAATTTTGCTTATATTATTAGTAAAGATGCTGCTAAAAAAATATTAAAATTTATAAATAATTGTTCTTTAAAATGTGCTATTGATAATCCTCAAGCATATGGATATATATTAAAATATCATACATTAAATTTTAAACTGGTTGATTGTAAAATTGTAAATGAATTTGGAACAAATATTCAAAATAGTATAAATAATAATCATTTTATTTTTAATAACAAAATAACTGAAATTAAAACTATCACAATTTCATTTTGTGATTGGTGGAAAAATGAGTATTCTGGTGGATTATTTGATAAAAATAATAATTTTTTTACAAATCTATTGCGGGATTATGGCAATAATTACATTATTAATCTTATTGAACCTGATAGAAGTCCTAATATTTTATTTTATAGTATTTTTGGAGATTCTCACAAAAATTATAAAGCAGACAGAAAGATTTTCTTTTCTGGCGAACCTTATGGAATTAGAGAAGATGCTGATTACAATATTACATTTGATGAAAATAGTTTAAATAATGTAAGAATACCATTATGGGTTTGTTATTTTGACAACGCTTTATTGGATGAATGTAATAAAAGAAAAAATAATACAAATATTATCCCATCAAGAGAAAAATTTTGTTCTTTTATTGCTAGTGGTCCTGGATTAGCTAATAATCGTAAAGAATTTGTTGAAAAACTTTCTGATTACAAAGTAGTTGATTGTGGAGGGAATTATTTAAATAATATTGGAGGGCCTGTGCCTTTGGGGATTAACTGTTCTGGTAAAATTTCATATAATAATAACTATAAATTTGCTATGGCTTTTGAAAGTACAAGCTATCCAGGTTATGTAACTGAAAAAATATGTGATGTATATAAATCAAATTGTATTCCTATTTATTGGGGAAATCCAGATATAATGAAAGATTTTAATCCAACTACATTTATAAATGCGAATGATTTTCCAAATTTTGATGAGTTAATTAAATATATAATAAAGATTGATAATAATGAAGTGTTATATAAGTCATTTTTTAAAGAACCAATGTTAAAAAATAAGTGGTTAGATATATTATCTGATCCAAATAAATGTTTTTTTAAAAATGTTGCTGATAATATAATAGGTTCTCATATTGGATTGTTTGACAACTTTTTAAAAAATACATTTCAAAAAAATCAAACAATTCTCTGCGATAGTTCAACAAGTAAAAAAACTGTAAATATATTTAATATATGGCACAATAAGTTATTTGATAATTGTTATGAAAAATTGGATGAATATTCATTAAATAAAATTATAATGTATGATGTAAACTCAACTTATCAAAAAATATATAATAAAAATAAAAAATATAACATTATAAAAGAATATGAATTAGACAATTATAATAATTTATTACAGTCCACTAATTACTGTCAAACATCTTGCTTATATCACATTTATTTAAATGACAAATCAAATAAATATCCACATTTATATGATAATAATTATATTGGATTTATACAGTATGATATGGTATTAGATAATGATTTTATTTATGACATAGAACATAAAATTAACAACAATGAACATAATATATTTTTTTATAGTTTAGTTGCGAATGACAAGTTAGATAGACACCTTATTTGTTTACCTTACGGCAATTCAATATTAGAACAATATAATAATCATTTTAATACCAATCATACATATGAAACTATTAAAAATCATAAAAGATCTAAATATTTTATTTGTCTTCATACATTTGTAATACCTATAAATATTTATATTAAAATGATGAAATGGTATTGCTCAATTTCTGACTGGTTACATATTAATTATATTAATGGATTTTATAAAGAGAGCATGTCGGAGGTTTCTGAAGAAATTTTTGGTTTATTTTTGATTATACAAATTATAGAAAACGATAATATACAGTTAGAAGAATTAAAATTAAAACATAACTGGCCTAATTTACATAATGAAACAGAATTTAATAATTATAAAGAAAACATTTCTTATTTTCCATTATCTTCAATTGTTAATACAAGTTTAACGGATAAACATTCTTATCATAGTTATATTGATGTATATGAAGAGTTATTTAAACATAGACAACTAACAACAAAAAATATTCTTGAAATAGGAATTGAACGAGGTGGGTATCTTAAATTATGGAATGATTATTTTGTAAACGCTCAAATTTATGGATTAGATATAAATTGTCCACCATCTTTCCTATCACAATATAACAGAATTATTACAAAAACAAGTAACGCATATTGTTTAGAAACATTAAATTATTTTATAGAAAACAACGTAAAATTTGATATAATTATTGATGACGGACCTCATACATTAGACAGTATGGTCTATATAATAGAAAATTATACACATTTGTTAAACAATAATGGAATACTTATTATTGAAGACATTCAAAGTATAGACTGGTGTGAAATAATGCTTAATAAAGTACCAAATAATTTGAAGAAATTTTCGTATCATATTGACAGAAGACATATAAAAGGCACTTTAGATGATATATTATTTATAGTTGAAAATAAAGAAAATATTAAAATTAATAAATATGAAGAACAAATTAAAAATAATGACTTATGGGTTATGTATGCGGATAATAATCATAATTATAAAGTTATTGAAGACTATATAAATAATTTAAAAAAACGATATTATAATATAATATATACGAAAGATGTTGAGTTTGTGTTGAATTGTAACCCCAATAAAATTAGCTTCGTAATGAATATACTAGATGACAGAATATGTAATAAATATAAACATTCAAATATTGAATTAAGTTTATTAAATACTGAACCATTAAGTATTACATATAACTTAGAATTATTGAAAAAATATATTAATAAATATCCTTATTTGAAAATATATGACTACAGTTATTCTAATGTACAAATAATTTTAAAAAATAATATGAGTGCTAAAGTATTAGAATATACTTTAGATGAAAAAGAAAATCGTATTTTAATGGAATTAAATTCAAATAAAGAAAAATTATACGATTTTGGAATAATTACATATGGGAATACTGAAACAAATACAATAAATTGTTTATTTCATAAAAAAAAAGATGTTGTTTCTGTTCTTATTAAAAAAGGATTTAAAATACACATAATTTCTGGATGGGGATTAGAAAGAGATAATGAATTAGCAAAATGCAAAATTATATTAAATATTCATTCTATAATTGGATTTAATGGTCACATATATTATAGTAAAACATTTGAAAGCATAAGATGTATTAGACTATTAGATGCTGGATTTAAAATATTATCAGAAGATTCAATCAATAGCAATGAACTAACAAATAAGTATAAAAATCTAAAATTTTTGGACTATGATAATTTTAAAAATATAGAATATTCTGAAAATTTTTGGGATATAATAAAAAATAATGACATTAAAAAATATTGCTTTATCCATAGCTGTAATTTAGAAAATGTTGGCACATATCGTTTGGATTATTTAGTTGATAAATTAAACAAGACTGGTTGTATAAATGTATTCAACAAAATATATATAAATAATATTGGGTTACCAATTGATAATAAATATGGCGAAAAATTTGAAGTAATTAATTATTCAGAAAATTCACAATTATTTGAAAATCCAACTATAAACTTTATACAAAAATTCTCTCAAAATAATTCTAATTGTTATATCTTATATTTACATACAAAGGGTATTAGTTTTCCAAAAGATAATAATAAAGAAAATGATTGGATAAATTATATGTTATACTTTTTAGTAGAACAACACAAACTTTGTATTTCTATATTAGATAACTATTATGATACAGTTGGTTGTAATTATAGCAATGATTTAGATAAAGATTGTTTTAAACATACACATCCATTTCCAGAACCACATTATAACGGTAACTTCTGGTGGGCAAATACGAATTATTTACAAAATTTGTCTTCTTTATCGTTAGAAAATATTAATAGAAATGCTCCAGATTTTTGGTTATTTAAAAATGAACCTGTGTTTTATAACTTACATTCGTCAAATGTTAATCATTATCATAATGAATATCCGCGATATTTATATACTGATAAATAGATTTGATAATTTATAAATATTATAAACCAATTTTTATAATATTTATTTTAGTTACAACGTTTATATAGATAATCAAAATCATTATAATCAGCTCCTTTTCCTATATAATTAAAATTATTACTAATTAAATGATTTTTAACATCTTCTAGTTTATCTCCCATATGAATATATTCAAATGAAAAATATTTTACATTAATATTATCAAAATTTAAATCTAACACAATTTCCGAATCAATTCCTTCAATATCTAAAGCTAATAATTCAATTTCATGATTCCCCACATATTTATTTAAAAAATTATTGATATTTATTGCGTTAACATTAAAACTTTTAACTACATCATTATCACCACAATAATGGTTTAATACATGTTGTTTTTTTATAGATGACACTTGATAATTTGGACCATCATATAAAGAATAAAAAAACTCAACACTTTCGTTTTTAATACATTCCGGAATAATTGCTATCTCATATATATGAGCTTGAGGATAATTTTTCCAACATTCACGCAAAAAAGGAATATTTACTGGATTTGGTTCGACTAAAATAATTTTTTTTATTCTATTAATTGGTAAATTTTTTATAAATTCAGTAAACCCATCTTTACATCTTGTTCTTTCGTCTAAATCACCTGCACCAGCACCTATTTGTACAAAAACTCCTGAACCACCCATATATTTATATATATCATCCATTTATAAATATAAATAATTGTTAATTTCTATATTGTTTATCTATTAAAATACTTAATAAATGGAACAAAATAATCTAATTTATTGAAATCATGAAATTCTCTAATATAACAAAAATGTCCTTTACTAATTTTATCATTGAAATCTTTTAAATGAAAATGTGTTACATGATCTTCGCCATTTAAAAATATAACTTTTGATGGTTCATATATTGTAGATATAATATCGTAAAATTTATAATGTATACTACTTTGACCATAAATAATAATATCATATTTTTTGTTATTTAAATCTTCTTCAATTGTTTTATCCAGCGAATCATCTCTATAACTATCTTCTAATACTTTTGAATATGTAAATCCATTTCCATATAATGTAGTTGAATTATAATTTTTATATATACATGGTATTTTTGGATAATCGTGACATTTACTACCTAATATTTTTTTAAATCCATGTAGAGTAAGACATTTTAAATAATCTTCGTTTTCATTTGAAGACAAAAATAAAATATTTAATGGTTTATTGTTAGATGATACTAGGATATAATTAGCTAAACTCTTAGTTGTTAGTTTATTCTTAAAATGATTCATTAATTTATGTAAAATATTTATATATTCATTAATATGCTCATGATTTGTTACAAAATCATTCATATCTAAATCTTTTACTTTTTGATAGAGGTTATTTGATTCTTTTATTAATTCTTTTGGATAAAAGCATAATATATTTTTGGGACATTCATTTAAATCGCCAAAATATGGAATACAATTATTAGCTAATATTTCATAATGTCTCATTGAGTCCCAACCATTTCTTTTACTTGTATGTGCAAAAAATGATGCCTTTAAATCATTATAATAATCTTCTTCTTTATCATATTTATATTTTTGGCTTCTATCATTAAGAGGCTTAACATATGCTTCTATTTTTGTCTTAATTGAAATATCAATATCTTTACATATTTTTTCTTCTGGAATTGAAAATGAAATTGGTAATAATTTTTTATTATGATTTTCTATTCTTTTTAAAACAGTTAAACCATTGTTATTTATAAAAACTTCATGTATCACCCAATCATTATTATTTTCTAAAAATTCATCTATCGCAAATTTTAAACCTTTTGTCAGCTCGTGATAAGGAAAATTTGTAATTTTTGACATACCTTCTATATCCCAATTTAAACGCATACATTCTCCGTAAATTTCGTCTATTGTAGTGTCATGCATAATAATATATTTATTTGAAATTTTACTAAACTTTTCAAGTTCACGTTTTAATTGACCATATACATGTAATGTATCTATAAAAATCAAATCAACATTCTCATCTATATCTAATTCAAGGTCTGAACACCACTTGTAATCTATTTTTAAATTACTTATATATTTTGTACTATTAAGAAATTCATCTATATCGCAAGTAACTATATCATTTAATATCATTTTTTTTGTTTTATTATTATCATTATCAATTAATCCATAAACAAAAGCCCAGCTACTTATACATCCTCTAACACCACATTCTAAAACACTATCACACTCTTTTGCATACTTATAAAGTGTAGGTAAATGCTCATTTATATCTAAAGGCATATTACATAATTTTTTAAAATTATTAACTATATGTTTATAATTTATTTTTTCAAAAATATCAGAATTTAATAATGTATCCGCATTTTTGTATTTTATTATTTCATCATTTTTAATATTGTACATATCAATAAAAATATTTTTTAAAGCATTATTTCTTACATATAAAAAATAACTAAATGTTGAACCATTACGAATCTCAAAATTCCAATTTCCAATAAAACAATTATTACATTTTTCTCCAATCAATAAATCAATTATTCCATGTTTCTCTCTTCCATCAAATATATTTTTTTTTGAAATATAAAATTCATAATTATTTTCTCTTAAATGTTTAATAACATTGTTATTTAAATCATAAGACAATACAAATATAATAGAATCATTTGAAAAATGTTTTTTAATTAATTCAATATATTTATGTTGTAGATTAAAATCATATTCTTCTTGTGTCATATTATTATGATTTAACATATGTCCTGTCATATCTTTTTCTACTCTCAAATGAATAACATTTATTTGTTTATCAACCATTTTTATTAGTGGAAAGAGTTCATACTCATCATTTGAATTTATTAATACAGCATTTTCACTATATTTTACAAGCCGATTATTAAATGGCATATTTTTCAATAAATAATCAAACATCTCCGAATTATTTATATAACAATTATCTATTTGTTCCCAACTTAAAATAGTTGTCGGGCTTTCCAGGTTTAATATAATATCATTATATATATATTCTGAATATTCTTCTGTTGTAATATTATCATTCAATGTATAAGTGATATATAGTTTTTTTTCTTCTCCGTATAAGGGGTCTCCTTTAATATTATATAATTGCGTTCCTGTAGGAATTAATAATTTGTTATTAGAATAATATTTTTCTAATATTTCATCAGTTATATCAATTGTATTATCGTTTAATCCATATATTATACTTTTAATACTAAATTTTAAAATATCCTTATCAAAAACAGTTATATTAAATTTATTTAATAATATGTTTATTTTATGAATATCTAATATATCACTTATTTTACAAAATTTGTTAGTCATTGGTTCTAATCTAAAGTTATTAATAATAAGATTTTGTTTTTTATTATTTATACACTCTATAATTCCATATATTATAAAAAATATTTCATTTGTCATTCCGGTTCCTAGCCAACTCGGCTCTAAAAAAAACATTTTTGACATATTAATTAAATGTATATTTAAGCTTTAAATACAAATGTAATTAATTACTTAATTTTCTGTTGAAAAAAAGAATACTTGAAATAATCTTCCGTTTTCTTTTGAATCGCCAAAATAATCCATTGACATATGAAATCTATTTGAATTGAACAATATTAAACGATTAAATACATTCCCTACCTTATCTACATTTTCCCACTTTGTTAAATCCTGACTACATTTATCCATTTCTACTTTATTATCTAATATTTCCATATCTCTCTTACACATTGTGCCATCTTGAAAACGATAAAATGATGTGCCAGAACTTATTGGAGCATCGGGAGTTAAATAAAGTACCCCAGCCCAATTATTAAATCCATCAATATGAACCCACGACCTATCCTTACTTGTTGTGTATTGAAATGAACCGTTATAAATTTTAGAAGCATCTGAACCATCTTCTTTTGGCATTGGAAACTCGGTTATTTTTCCACCAAATGGCTGTATATATTTTTGGATTATTGATTTTAATGATTCATTCGCATATGATATTGTTCTTTGTCCAGGATAATTACCTCTTACTAAAAAATCTTCTGTTAAAATATGATTTCTTGTATCATACGGATTATTATAAAAATTATCGATAACAATTAGACCACAACTTGGATTCCTTGTTTTAATATCATTAAATAATAATTCTTGTTTTTCTTGTTTTTCTTTTTTTGATTTATCCATAAAACAATATCCGAATTACTTTTTATATATTTTTATAATTATAATATTAAAAGCAATATAATAATGCTATTATATGAAAACTATTTATAACAAACAGTTCTATGTTTTAGAAGACGAATTTGTTCAGGTTCCTCATTCTGAATATAACAACTTAATCATTTTAAAGGATTTGAATATAATAGAAAGAACTATCGGGTTAATCAATGAAATTCAACAATCTTGCAATTTAACATCTTTTGTTAGTTTAAACACAAGTTATGGAGGATATATTCCTATCAAATGTTCTTCTAATTTTTCAAATGTTATTATAAGTTGTAATGATTTACATTATGATAATATTTATAATAATATACACGCCGAAATACAAGAAATAAAGAATAAAATAACACTTGAAAAATCTACAGATGTTTGTATAAATAAAGAACTAACAAATTGTTTGTTAGTTTATTCTAGTTCTAATATGATTGACTTTGACAAATATATTAATCTTAATCCAATATTTCTATTTCATAAAGACATAGAACCAGACTCTAATTATGGAACTAAGTTTATATTATCTAATTCTGATTTAGTTCTATATGTTCCAGAAATACATATTAATTTATTTAAATGCGCTTTTAAATATTACTTAGATGAACAAACTAACATATTAAACTATGATAATCTAATTAATCTTTGTATAATGGTTAAAAATGGAGGACCTCAATTTAAAGACATGTTAACAAAAAATTTAGATTTAATTGACTATTGGACTATTTTAGATACGGGAAGCACTGATGAAACGATTGATATTATTAATAATTTGTTAGTTGATAAGAAAAAAGGAAACCTATATCAAGAACCATTTATTAATTTTAAAGATAGTAGAAATAGATTACTTGAATTAGCTGGACGACATTGTAAATACACATTAATGCTTGACGATACATATATAATTGAAGGCAAATTAAGAGATTTTTTAAATTCAGTTAGAGGTGATCAATTTTCTGATTCATTTACTTTGTTTATTAAAAGTCACGACGTTGAATATGGCTCAAATCGTATTTTGAATTCTGATAGAAGTTTGAAATACTTATATAAAATACACGAGGTGATAACAACCAAAAATAATATAAATGTGGTTATACCTATCAATGTTGCAAATATACTTGATGAAAGATTTGATTATATGGAAGACAGAACTATACAACGAAAACAACTTGACCTAAAATTATTACAAGAAGAAATTGACGAAGACCCTGAAAATCCAAGAAGTTATTATTATATGGCACAAACATATAATATATTAGAGGAACACGACCTCGCATTTGAATATTTTATAAAAAGAATGAATTGCGTAGATGAAGGATTTAAACAAGAAAAGGTGGACGCAATATTTGAAGCCGCAAGAATTGCTAATTTTAAACTTAATAAACCATGGGACGAATGTGAACAATTATATAATGCAGCATATAATTTAGATACATCGCGACCTGATTCACTATATTTTTTGGGAATTCATCATTTTCTTGAAAATAAGAAAAAAATAGCATATGATTATTTTAAAAAAGCATTTGAACTTGGTTATCCAATACATTGCCAATATAGTTTAAAACCAACATTAAGTTATTATTTTTTGCCAAGGTATTTAACTCAATTATGTTATGAACATTCAAATTTTGAATTAGGCGAACGAAGCGCATTATTATTCTTACAAAATAATAAACCAACAGAAGAATACTATAATATAATTTTAGATTGGTATAATATTTTTGTAAATATCAATAAATTAAACAAAAATACAACTAACAACTTTAATAATATTGTTTTAAGAAACAAAACTAACAAACCATATTTAATTTTTGTTGCGGATGGAGGATTTAGTGCTTGGTCTGGAAGTTCAATCTTGAAAAATGGCGTTGGTGGTTCTGAAACATATATTATTGAAATGGCAACATATATCCAGAAACACGGACACTATAAAGTAATTGTTTTTTGTAATTGTGACAATTCTGAAATATTTAATGATGTTGAATATTTACATTTAAGCAACTATCAAGATTTTATTTCCAATATTTACGTTAATACTTGTATCATTTCAAGATATTCTGAATATTATCCTGCTGCTACTTTATCTAACATTGATAATATTTATTTAATAGCACACGACCTAACATTTACAGGAAATATAATTCCGGTTCATAACAAATTAAAAAAAATATTTTGCTTAAGCGAATGGCATGTTAGTTATTTAAGCAATGTTTTTCCTCAATTAAAAGATTATTTAGTTCCATTTTATTATGGTATTGATTTTAATAAATTTTTATCAGACGACATAACAATAAAACAAAAACATAAGTTTATTTATTCATCTTTTCCTAATCGTGGGTTACTTGAATTATTAAAAATGTGGCCTAAAATTTATGACAATTATAATGATGCATCGCTTCATATTTTTTGCGATTTAAATGGAGAATGGGTAAATAGAGTGGCTACTAACAAAATAACAGAAATTAAATTATTGATTGAACAATACGATTCTAAATATAATATTCATAATCACGGATGGGTTGATAAAAAAACATTGGCAAATTCTTGGATAACCAGCGAATATTGGCTTTATCCATGCACATTTCAAGAAACATTTTGCTTAACCGCATTGGAAGCAGCATTAACCAAAACATTGGCAATTACAAATAATCTTGCCGCACTTCAAAACACTGTTGGTGATAGAGGCATAATTATTGAAGGTGATGCCGAAACAAATGATTGGCAAAATAAAGCCTTACAAGAAGTATTCAATATAATGGAAAATCCTTCTAAAAAAGAAAAATTAATTAATAAAAATTATAACTGGGCAATCAATTTATCTTGGGAAAATCAAGCAAATAAATTACTTAATCAACACTTACTAACAAATAAATTTCAATATTGTGGAATGCTTAATTGGACTAATGATTTACCTTCTTCAAAAGACAGAGAAATATTTGTCAATTTTATAAATTATTTCAATCAAAATAATAAAAACAAACATCCAAAAGTTTTAGAAGTTGGGACATATGCTGGCGTTTCTTTAATTCACATTATTTCATTAATACCAAATTCAATCGGTTATGGAGTTGATAAATGGGATGATTATGACGAAGAAACCGTTGTAAATAACCTTAAAATTAAAGTTGATATATTAAATAATATAAATAATAACAATGTAAAAAGACTATTTGAAGAAAATGTTAAAAACTTTGGTCTTGAAAATAGAATTACAAGATTACAAGGAGATTCTACAAATGTATTGCTTAATTTTATTGAAAACAAAGAAGTATTTGATTTTATGTATATTGATGGAAGCCATAAATGTATAGATGTTTATAATGATTGCGTTTTAGCTTGGAGAATACTTAGAAAAGGAGGATTAATGGCATTAGATGATTATCATTATGGACTTAGTGATGTAAATAACGACCCTTTAAATTATCCTTTTATGGGAATTAATCATTTTTTAGAAAAGTATAAAAAAGAATTAAAAATATATAGCAAAGGTTATCGCGTTTTTATTGAAAAAAATTAGGGTTAATCTGATATTGGGAGCTAAAAAATTAATAGAAAAACATAAACCTACTATTATTGTAGAAATATTTGATATTACACCGACCAAAAAGAAAAATGAGACAAACTTTCTATAAAAAAATAAAAAATTTATCAATTTCTCTTTTTGGTGATGTAAAATCACCCTTAATGGACTTTATACTATTTGACAATTACATTTCTGTAATGGTTAGTATATTTTATTAGAATTTGTAATCTCGTTTATACTTTTCAGGTCTTTCGCCTGTTTCCATATAACTTTTGAATACATTTTGAATGTTATTACATCCATTCTTATCACGATTGATACATCCTTTCCTATTGTTTTCCATTTGATATGTTAGGATTGAATGTATCTTTCGTTCTTTATTTTTATTATCTGGTAGATATAAATTCTTCAATAAGGAACATTTAATAAATTACTTGAAACATAGTTATAAAATATATAAGTAATAATTACGTTTTGTCTCATTTTTCTTTTCGCTCGGTGTAATTTAATAAAAGTTAATGAACTTATGACAAGTTATAATTATGAAAATAAAGGATTAATTCCTAAAAAATATATTTCACAAGATTATCTTTTTACATACAAATTTTAGATTATTTTTAATTATTATTTAATTAAAAATCATTTATATTTATTTATTTATTTTATTTTTTTGTCTCGTTTTTCTTTTCGGTCGGTATAATTAAATTGAGTATTGACAGTCAAAGGAAAAGTTGGTGTATCCTGGATTATAGTAACCATCTGCCACCACATCCAAGTTGCTGCTTAAACCATATCCTGATTTATTTAAAACAACTTGACTATCCACGACGACAGCTCCTACAAGCGGATTACTTGCTACTCCTGAACCTTGAGTTGTAAAGATAGTTGAATTGGATGGCGCAGAATACCATGTTATACCATTTTGGGAATAAGCTATACGATTTGTTCCAAAGCCAACAGCAACCCATCGTGTTTTATTCCACGCTACTCCTCTTCCTTGTGTTGAAAAGATAGTTAATGCTGTAACACCAGTCCAAGTAATTCCATCCAGAGAATAAGCAATACTGTTTGTTCCCTGTCCAACCGCAACAAATCGTACTCCATTCCACTCGACTCCTAAGCCAGATGTTGTAAAAATATTTGGACCAGTTACCCCAAGACCTGTCCATGTGCTTCCATCCGCAGAATATGCGATCGTGTTTGTCCCTTGACCAACCGCAACCCATCGTATTCCACTCCATGCCACTCCATAACCTGATGTTGAAAATGGACTTGTTGCTGCTGCTGTCCAGGTTATACCATCGGTGGAATTAAGGATACTATTTGTTCCTGCACCAACCGCAACCCACAGTTTTCCATTCCACGCTATACCAGAGCCAGTCGTAAAAGTGTTTGTTGCAGGCGTCCAGGTTATGCCATCAGCGGAATAAGCGATCGTATTTGTTCCCTGACCAACGGCAATCCATCGGGTTGCATTCCATGCCACTCCATTACCTTGTGTTGAAAAGATACTTGTTCCAATTCCCGTCCATGTAATGCCATCCGTAGAATAAGCGATCGTGTTTGTTCCTTGACCAACGGCAACCCATATTAAACCATTCCATGCCACTCCATAACCTTGGTTTGAAAAAATATTTGTTCCAAGACCATTCCACGTTATTCCATCTGGAGAATAAGCGATACTATTTCTTCCAGATCCAACCGCGATTGTTGGCTGTTGAATAAATACTGAACCACTTCCTTTGTTCCATGCAACACCTAACCCTGCTGTTGTAAAAATATTTGGACCAGTTATCCCAAGACCTGTCCAGGTATTGCCATCCGCAGAATATGCAATCGTGTTTGTCCCTTGACCAACCGCAATCCATCTGTTTCCACTCCACGTAATTCCATTTCCTGATATTCCAAATGTAATTAATGCATTGCCTATCCAGTTTATGCCATCAACGGAATATGCAATCGTGTTTGTTCCTTGACCAACGGCAACCCATCGTGATTCATTCCACTCTACTCCATTTCCTGATGTTGTAAAGGGAGTGTTAGCAATTAATACTCCGAGCCCTGTCCATGTTATACCATCATCGGAATAAGCGATCGTATTTGTTCCAGAGCCGACCGCAACCCATTTTAAACCATTCCATGCAACTCCATTACCTTGTGTTCCGAATGTAACTAATGCATTGCCTGTCCATGTAATGCCATCCGCAGAATAAGCGATACTATTTGTACCAGAACCAACCGCAACCCATATTAAACCATTCCATGCCACTCCTCTTCCTTGGGTTGTAAATGGACTTGTTGGATTTGCTGTTCCAAGCCCTATCCACGAAATTCCATCCGCAGAATAAGCGATTGTGTTAGTTCCCGAGCCAACTGCGATCCATCGTGATCCATTCCACGACACTCCTAATCCTGCTGTTGAAAAGATTGTTATACCAAGACCCGTCCAGATTATGCCATCATTAGAATAAGCGATTGTATTTACTGTTCCAGTACCAACAGCAACCCATATGTCTCCATTCCATGCCACTCCATTACCTTGGGTTGAAAAGATAGTTGTTGTCGTAACACCTACCCAGGTTATACCATTCGCTGAATAAGTGATCCTGTTTGTTCCTGAACCAACTGCAACCGTTAGTGAAGCTGGAAATGTAATCGTGTGTTGTCGTCTGGTATTAGAGGTAATCCCCCACCCCAAATCGGAAAAGATAGTTGTTGTCGTAACACCTACCCAGGTTATACCATCCGCTGAATATGCAATATTATTTGTTCCATTGCCGACAGCAACAAATCGTGTTCCATTCCATGTAATTCCATAACATGTTGTTTGAAAGATAGCAGTTCCAAGACCTGTCCAAGTAATTCCATTGTAAGAATAAGCGAGAGTATTTGTTGATGCTTCACCACCCGCAACCCAAATTTTTCCATTCCATTCTATTGCACGGCCTGCAAAAGAAAAAACAGTTTTTCCTGTAATTCCTGTCCAGTTAATTCCATCATAAGAATAAGCAATGCTGTTTATATTTCCACTACTATTTGCTTCTCCAACCAAAACCCAAATGTTTCCATTCCACGCCACGCTATTTCCAAATTGCATTACAGTTGCTGTCGCAATTCCTGTCCAGTTAATTCCATCATAAGAATAAGCAATGCAACTACTATTCCCACCACCAGCAACCCAAATTTTTCCATTCCACGCAACACAAAGCATATAAGTTGCAAAAATAGTTTTTAATGTAACTCCTGTCCAGTTAATCCCATCATAAGAATAAGCAATATTATTTGTTCCATAACCACCCGCAACCCAAATTTTTCCATTCCATGCCACTGCATGGCATTTAAGTGAAAAGACAAGTCCAAGACCTGTCCAGGCAATTCCATCATTAGAATAAGCGAGTGAGTTTGTCCCCTGACCACCCGCAACCCAAATTTTTCCATTCCACGCCGCACATAATCCAATCCCTGAAAAGATAGTTGTCCCAAGACCTGTCCATGTTATTGCATCATTAGAATAAGCGATCGTATTTGTTCCAGAGCCGACCGCAACCCATCGATTAGGAACACTCTGTCCAAATGTATACACTTGTTCAATGGTGGACCATGCATCCAAACTTGGTCTTATATTGCTTGTTTTTATAATAGTTGTAGTGGTTTGTTTGGTGTTCAGAGTTTTTTTTGTTGAAGTCGGGTCTGCTGTATTTATATTAACATCAAACGCCGTTATGTTAGCTGTGATAGCTGTGCTACCTATAACAGATGTGTTATAGGTGATTTCCTTTGTACTAACGTTATAATAGCAAGTTTGGTCGGTGTTTGTAGCATCTGTGCGGACTGGATTGATAAAACAACCCGCTACATCTGGATTGAGAGCAACACCTGATGCGTTTAAACAAATAGAGCCGGCAAATTGTCCTGTTTGACCTGCTAAATAACCAATTGCAACCGAATTTGCGCCTTGTGCTGTATATCCTGCGTTTGAACCAATCGCAACCGCATTTTCGCCTTGTTTATTATTTCCTGCGTTTGAACCAATCGCAATAGCATTTGTTCCTTGTGTGGAACCCCCTGAATTATAACCAATCGCAACTGCTGCAACACCTTGAAGTGTTCGTCCTGCATTATTACCAATTGCTACAGAATTTATACCTTGAGTTTTTTCTGCTGCTTGATAACCTATCGCTACCGCATTTTCGCCTTGTAATGTTACTCCTGCTTGAACACCTATCGCAATCGCATTTGTTCCTTGACCTTGTGTAGAATCTGTTGCTGCTCCAAAGGCACCTGCTTGATAACCTATGGCAATCGCTCCTGATTGTTGTCCTGTGGAACCACTTGTACGACCAATTGCAACCGCAGATGCTCCTTGAATATGTCTCCCTGCGTCAAACCCAATCGCAACCGAATTTGATGCTTGTATGTTTCTTCCTGAATTATGACCAATCGCAACTGATTGTATTCCTTGACTGACTGATCCTGCAACTGAACCAATCGCAACTGAAGAATTGCCTTGATTGTCTGATCCTGCATTTAGACCAATCGCAATTGATTGAAGTCCTTGATTGGCTGATCCAGCATCTTTTCCTATCGCAATCGCATTTGTTCCCTGTGTTCTCAAACCTGCGTTGATACCAATTGCAATACCTCCTGACCCTTGTACCGTTTTTCCTGCCTGATTACCAATCGCAATAGCATTTGTTCCTTGATTTGAATATCCAGCATCTTTTCCTATTGAAATTCCATTAGTCCCAAGACCATTTTGTGATTGAATATTTGTTGTTTTTACAAATGGAAAATTCACATATTTTTGGTCAGCCCATGACATTATACTAATACTTAATAAAAAATATTTATATTTTAAATAATAATAAATATTTTTAACTTGTAAATTTTACATATACAGTAACACTTACTATTCCACTTTGCGGATTAAATGGTAAAGACGTTGACCAATTGGTATTTGGTTTAATAACACATGCTAAACCATCTCCTGCAGTAAATATTGCTGAATTACTCATTGTTTGAGTACATCCAGATATTGGAAATGTAACTCCTGTAAAAACAGGTAAATTTGGACTTGTACTAGTTAGGGTTGATGAAGCACCATTGCATATTATTATATCTAATTGACCATTATTTGAAAACCAAGTTAAATTGTTTACGGATACTGCGCTAATTGTTCCATTAAATGGCATTTTGTAAAATATTTGAGAATTTATTGTATAATAACTACCTAATGTCACGCCTGTCGTATATGCCCATGGAAATGTCCCGCCACCATTTTCATTAAAATATATGTCCAATGGATATATAAATGCTACAGTTGTTGATGAACCACTTATTATTTGACTACTAATAGTGTATCCAGGTCCTGGACCACCTGTTGCTCCGCCAGATTGAAGATCGAAATAATAATTTAATGCACTCGACGCAAAACTTGGACCTATTTGACCAGTTGAACCTTGTGCTCCTGTTGATCCTTGTGCTCCAGTATTTCCTTGTGCTCCTGTTGATCCTTGTGCTCCTGTGAAACCCTGTGCTCCTGTTGATCCTTGTTCTCCAGTATTTCCTTGTGCTCCTGTTGCTCCTTGTAACCCAGTGAAACCCTGTGCTCCAGTTGATCCTTGTAACCCAGTGAAACCCTGTGCTCCAGTTGATCCTTGTGCTCCAGTGAAACCCTGTGCTCCAGTATTTCCTTGTGAACCTGTTGCTCCTGTGTTACCCTGTGAACCTGTATTTCCCTGTGCTCCTGTGAATCCTTGTGAACCTGTTGATCCTTGTGCTCCAGTGTTACCCTGTGCTCCAGTGAAACCCTGTGCTCCAGTTGATCCTTGTGCTCCAGTATTTCCTTGTGCTCCAGTATTTCCTTGTGCTCCTGTGAAACCTTGTGCTCCTGTGTTTCCTTGTGAACCTGTTGCTCCTGTGAAACCCTGTGAACCTGTTGATCCTTGTGCTCCAGTGTTACCCTGTGCTCCAGTGAAACCCTGTGCTCCAGTGAAACCCTGTGCTCCAGTGAAACCCTGTGCTCCAGTTGATCCTTGTGCTCCAGTATTTCCTTGTGCTCCAGTATTTCCT